AAGCCTTTCTATGCTTTATTTTTATTTTGTAGTGATAAGCCCATCAGGCTCGATTGTGAATTCTGCTTGCTCAGCCAATCGGCCATCTTCAAGCATTAGATAGTATCCACCATTATATGGCACGAAGCAGTCTGATTTCATGTCGCCATTTTGAGTATCCAGGTAATACCACTTCTCGTAGTATTTTACCCAGCCAGTCTGCATGGCACCATCTGCATTGAAGTAGTACCATTTGCCATTGATTTTTTTCCATCCACTATTGGCCATGTACCCGTCCTTATCGAACCAGTACCAATTTCCATCTGTGTGATGCAACCATTGATTTGCATACATATAGCCTGACTCGTCAAAATAGAACCAGTTGCCGTCAATCGCTTCAAATTTTGAAGTAGGGTAAGAGCCATCTTTACGACTCCACCACCAACCAGTGTCATCATGTTTCCAGCCAGTCTGGTCTTCCTGTGGAGGTACGATATATCCTACAATCGAATTTACTGAACGTTCATAGTAACGACAAGGTCCACCGACATCGAGATAGTCCCAGTTGCCGTCGATGTTCTGCTCAATGGTCTTGATTGTAGAACCATCGGAATCCTCGTAAACAAGGCCAGTGTGCCCGTAGTTCACACCATCGCCTGCTACAAAGTTCTTGACGAAGAACCAACCAGCTTTTGGATATTGAGCGCCATAAACCACTTGCAGTCCTGCTGCTTCTGCTGAACGTAGCAAGTCAATAGCGTTTCCCCAAAGACGTGCACCAAAGAATTTATAAACGCCCATACACGTTAAATCTGCGCATTGATAACCGTACATTCCGTCATAATCGACACCAGCACCAGCGTCTGCTTTTTCAATAAAGAATTGGACCATTTCATTAATTTTACTCATTTATTCTCCTTTTTCAAATTATGGTAAGGTAGTAGGCCACGGCTCACTAGTCAAGTAAGATATTGCACTTACTCGAATATCTCCGATGTCCCTATCGGTAGGGACTGGATCAGTAAATTGGAAACGCAACATATTGCTGTCGCCAACTCCTCCAAGATACCATGTGCCATACGATACACCCTTGTCGTTGTAAATCCCACCAATCAAGCTAAACTCTGAGCGAAAACCAACAGGAACTCCACCCAAACCTAAAATAAAGCAGTTTCTTTCACGGTCAGATGGCTGGACCTGATACCCAGCACCTCCACGCCTTACAATACCAAACCAGCCCCAAGAGAGGCCTCCGAATTGGTACATAACCATGTCATTTTTACGACGTACTTTAAGATAAGAGGCGCCTAGTTTTGAAACAATATTCAGCGTTCGCCATCCAGTATCACCAGTCAAGACTTCCCATCCTTGATTGTGGTTTCCGGTTCGCTTTATCCACTTCAAAGCGCCGTTTGTGACAGCCGTATCAACATAGGTCGTGCCAACTGGTGCGCTGACTTTCCCATTAGGCATACCAGTACCGTGAATTTCGTATTGGCTCACTTGTCCGGCGGGCGTGTTTGTAGCTGTTTGTGTTGGTAAGTTAACACTACCGCCCCCGTCAGACAAAATAAGCGTGTTTCCGGATAAGGTCAGTTTTTGAGGAATACCCACGCCGTCAGCACCTTTTGGACCAGTTAAACCAATAGGCCCTTGCGGTCCAGCCGGTCCAGTTTGTCCGATTGGTCCTTGTTCCCCTCGTTCCCCTCGAGGTCCAGTTTGTCCGTCTTGCCCTCGTTCACCTTGCAAACCTTGAGGTCCAATAGGACCTTGTAAACCGTCAGATCCTTTTGGACCAGTGTCGCCTTGTGGTCCACGTTCTCCAGTCTCTCCTTTAGGTCCTGGTGGTCCTTGCAGTCCTTGAAGTCCTTGAGGTCCAACTTCTCCTTGGTTTCCTTGTGGTCCTGGGTCACCTTTTGGACCTGGAGTCAGTGAAATGTTCTGCAACTCTTCCTTAGTAGCAAAACCGCTTGTGTCGATTTCGGGCTTAGCTTCTAGCAGCGCTAACCGTCGAATAACTTCCGAATCGTCATATGCATCGCTAGCAACGTGAACAGTCTTGAGGATTTCTTCTAACTCTGTCCTAGTGACAATGCTATCGATGTCTACGATGCGACCTGTCTTCTGCTCGATTACAGGCGCATTCTTAGACTTATCAAGTTCACTAACTCGAACATTGAACTGGAAGCTATACACGTCAGCAGATTTCTCTACTTTTTCAAAATAGATATACCCGATAACAGGTTCATCCATTGTTATCAACGATGTATCAAACTTGACAGTAAAGGTATTATCTTCAATTGTCGCATCAACTGTTGAATATCGTTTTGAACGCTTGAAATAGAACAAGCAGATGACTTTGTCAGCAGCTAGATTCTCAAGATTGAATTTGAATTCAGCGATATTCTTATCCATGCTGAAGAATTCTTGATAGAGTCTATCCACATCTCTATTATTCGATGTAATTTCAAGCTTCTTTTCGATGACTTTCTTCAAATGTGACTCCTTTCTTTAGATATTAAAAAGAGAACCTAAAAAGGTTCTCTTGATCTATTTTTCAGTCCACGCATCATTCATCTGCTTGACAGCAGATTCAACGAATGTGTCCAAGTCTTTGTCGGTCATACCAATATTATATTTGTTAAGCTCTGCCCGAATTTTAATTCGAGCTTGTTCCAGCTTCTCTTCACCTTTGTAACCAGTCTCAGCCGATACCTGTTCAACTGCATTGACCGCATTTTTGGCTAAGATTTCGACAATCTTGACCGTCTGTTCGCCACCTTTTTTTACCAGGTATTCCTTGATTGATTTAACTGCAATACCAGTCAAAATGACAAGAATGCTAATTGCTGCATTGATGATGATTTCATTGATTTGTTGCATCGTATTTCTCCTTTATTTCAACTTCGATTTTATCTTTCTGATCAACATTAACTAATAATTGACCAAGTTTTCTAGCATTGTCTTTCTTAATTTGGTTGATGTAAGGTTTCAAGAATTCAGGGAATGCCCAACCAATCGCTTCCCAGTTCTCAAGTACAGAGCCTAGGTAGTTAGCAATGAAGAACATTGTCCAGGTAATTCCCAACGGACGAACACCCAATGAACGAGCATACATCGCAACAAGTAAGATGACTGTGAATACTACGAAATGACGAATCAAACCCATGGTTCCAATCTTACTATCAAATCGTTTAGTCTTAAATGCCTTGACATATCCTGTAACGATATCCAGGATCATTAGCCAGAAAAAGATGTGGATGTATGGACTAGACGAAAGGTTCTTTAGATGCTCAATAAGCTCATGAATTGGTAAATCTCGCATACGTCACCTCTTATTGAACAGGTTGAGAGTCTAGCTCGCTAGATGATTTCTCTGGTTTTGGTTCAGTCCATTTCCAAATGCCTAGTTTGCCGTTTTGGTGCAATTCCTCCAATTGCTCCAATGTTTGACCTTGATAAGTGAATTCTTCGTTCACTTGAACCATGACACGTTGCCCTTCCTGGAACTTCTCAACATGGTTCGGATTGTTAAGTGTGAAGATTTCTTGTGGTTTGTAAGTTTTTCCAACTTGGCCAAGGTCTACCAATTCAAGTCCACGCTTGAAAACTGTTGGATCTAGCGGATTATCTACATCTGTTACACGAACCAATACCGCCCAATCTGCGACAGCTTTTACTTCTGCGATTTTTGCATCTTTCTCAGCGAGCTTAACTTCGTATTCTTGTGCTTGAGTTTGCAAATCTTCTTGAAGTTTTTTAACTCCTTCAGCAGGATTAAATTCAGTCGTTGCTTGACCGATTACTGCCTTAATCAAATCTTCATCTGACTCATTCATGTGATTGCCAATCAAAACACGGTCAAATGCCGTGTATGGTGCATCTTGTCGAATTGCTACGAATGTTCTGTTGTTTTCTTGTAAGTATTTGTTAATGATTTTAAATGCCATATATTATTCCTTTTCTAATTTTTCTGCGATTTCGTCAAACAATTCTTTTAGTTTTTCATCTGATTGCAAGACTTTGTTGATTTTTTCAAGTTGCCCGTGGGCTTCTTGGAGTTGCTCCCGTAATTCGTCACGTTCAGCAAGACTAAAAGCCTCATCGATTGTCTTATTTGCTAGTTGAATACCTAAGCTTTGAATCACTTTATTTGATGTGTTCATTGTTCACCTCGTTTTATCTAATATCATAATAGGTCCTATTATTGTATTTAAAATTATCAAAGATAGTTTTAAATAAAGTTAACAGGTTGTAACTAGGTCCGCCTGGAGAAAATTGCAAGTATGTACCATCTCCATATTTTACACGCAAAGGTGTATAAGGCTGTGACTTCCCATCATCGTTATGGTTTACAACTAAGTTAAATGCATGGTCTCCACGCATATAGATACCTACACCACCGCCAGAGTCACCACCCATCGCACCCCAAACGTCATTACCAGGGCCTCTAAACGCTAATCCATTCGAATCCCATGAGGTTCTCCACCCAGTAGACCCACTTTGCATCCGAATTTGTCCAGAGTTCAAATCAAAGACTGATCTACCGTTTGTAGACGTGAGCATCCCACCTTTAATATGGTTAGCTGTGAAGTCAATGGATTGAATCCGAGTAATCGTCGCTTGTTTCGCAAACAACTCATCAATGAATGCTTGTTTTGAAACTAACTTCTGAATGAATGCAGTATCAAACTTAACCTTATCAGCTGTTACTGCTTCAGCTTCTAAAATGTTAGTAGTCACTGAACCAGCTTCAAAGTTTGCAGTCTTCAATTTATCAACCATGGCTGACTTGATAACTGCATTGTCAATCAAGGTGTCGCCTGAAATATGCGTTAATTTACTAACAAATCTGGTAGTTCCATCTGCTCCCAAGTTGATACCATTGATTAAATCGCCTGCACTATTAAGATTTTTAACCGACCAAGAACCTGCAAGCTGTGTGACTTGTGTCCGTGTTGCTTCTAAACCTTGAGCAATCTGTATCGCTCTTGTCTGTGCATCCGTAGCAAGTCCTTTAGCTTCGTCTGTCATTTTATAAGCTTCGTCAAATTGGCTTGGCTTAAAGCTACCAGTTCTCGGACCTCTCACAAGCATAGGCTCTTTGACTTCTATCCATCCATTTTTTACAAGATAGAAGTAAATAGGGAAGCTCCCTACTTGGTCAAAATCAAGGTCTTCTGTCATTTTGAACGTACTTTGGAAATCAATCCAAACGTTTCTGACTGGTGTTTCCGGAGTGGCAATCGTTTTTTGTAAAACAGTTTTGTTCTGTGAATGATTTTTAATAACCACGCAAAACTCATGATCTAGTTGTCGCCTAATTTTATACTTAAAACCCAGCGTATACACTTCGCCTTTTAAAATTTTAGGAACGTAAATAGGCAATGTGAACCCGCCCCAGTTATAACCAGTAAAACCTTGAGCATCAATATTGAATACGCCATACGGTGTATTATAGATATTGACTCCATTTCTCTTATTAACGATTGTATGTTTATCAAGCTTTTCAGAATTGACAATCAAGTTATTATCAGATACGACTAAGTCGTTGACTTCTGTTTGGAAAATCTCGTTGGTCATAACCAAACGTGAAATTTTATCAGGCAAGCCTTGTTCTGTGTTACCCAAAACACGCTCGTATAATTGGCTTGTTTCTTTAACTCTTTGGAAATCAGCGTCGTTGACCTTTCCAGCCATTTGACTTGCAAGTGTTGTAATTCGTCCGTCAATCCCTTGTTTGTAATCGGCTAGTTTGACCTCGTTATCTCGTTTAAGAGCTTCAAAACGTTGGTTAATGCCTTCAACATTTTCAAGGTAAGTGCTTTTAGCGACATAATCTCTTGATATTGTTTCACGAATAGCATTTGTTTGATTAGCTGTTTCTTCTCTGGCATATCGCTTCAATTCTTCTTGACGTTGGCCGTCCTTATCAATGAATGATGTTATTTCTCCGATTTTTGTTATAATGCCATCTGTCGTTTGATTGACTTCAAGCATTTTAGAGCCATATTCATTTTTAAAGTCAGTAATTTTGCCATCTTGCTCGTTAACTCTACTAGAGATATTGATGAGATCAATAGAGTTTCCCCGAATAACTTCCTTGATTTCACTAATAAGTTCAGCAGTCGTGCCAGCTTTTTTCAAGGCTTCTTCTGCTTTTGCTTTGGCTTCGTCAAATCCAGCAGGACTGAAATCTTTAAACCTTCGATTGATTTCTTCGGATAACGAACGTTTGTTTTCTTCGGTTTTTGCTTCAACAAGTTTGATTTGGTCGCTAAAATCTTGCTTTATTTGGTCAACCTTTGCATCGAACCCTCTATCTGCTTCCTCAATTTGGTTTTGAAGTTGAGCTTCAAACTCATTGAATTGTTCAATCTTTTTGGTAATTGTACCTGCATACGAATATTGCGCATCATTCCCAGCTTTGCTGTCAGCGCTAATGCGACCACGAAGCCCACCTTTAAAATTAAAAGATTGGCTCAAAACTGGAGATTTAAAAGTCTCTCCTGTGTTGGTTTTGATAGTTACCCACTGACCAACATCAAGTAATAGATGCCCTTGATAATTCAGGCTGTATGGATAATACCTAATATCCTTGATACTGTGATACAAGTTATCTAAGGCCGATTGGTACATCAACACATTCTCAATCTCGAGCGAACGACCTGTACGCAATCCGACCGTGAGCGTTTCTTTATCTTTTTTACAAGTAATACCTGCAATTTGATACTCGATCTCGCTCTTGGTCAATCCGTGCATGAAGTAGCTATCAGCAGTAATCGTGATACCTGAGTCGGTCAATTCCTTGACTTCTAATTTTCCTTCACGGTTGAAAAAACAAGACATTCCGAGCATTTGAGCTGATTGCCCTAATACGTCTCGGAATGTCATTTTTTTATCTTTAGGAATCTTGTCAATTCGATAATTCATGGATGCGATACCCATGTTTTCATTAGCAAGTTCGACACCTGTCTTTAAACAGATTTCTTTGATCACATTTCTGATTTCTGCTGGATAAGTTAAGTCTGTGACGTGTTCACGGTTCAACTTAAACATTCCATCCATGAGATCAAGCTTGGTCGTTTTACGATTGCGGTCTATCTCAATATCGTTAATGAAATATTCACCCATTTTGACCCATTCATAGGTTCCATCAACCAAAAGGCCAATCTCTGGATAAATTTTATCTAATTTGCTGAACGATGTAATCACGCTCGCAAAAACAATCTTGGCACTACCTGCACACGTCCCATAGTTTGCAAGAAGCCAGTGTTTTCAAGTGGCATAACAACCTCTTTACCAGCCTCACCAATCATGGCTACTGTAGGACTGTCAACGATACCACCACGAGCCAAACGAGGAAGGCTGACATAGCCAATGCTTCCCAGGGATACACCAGGGATTTTGTTGATCATTCCGATGACGCCATTGATCATACCAATGAAACCATTGACGACGTTCTCAATCGTGCCTAGAACGGCGTTAACTGCGCTCTTGAACGCTCCACCAACTGCACTACCGACCATTTGACCAGCATTCACGAAGATGTTTTTGACCGTGGTCCACACACCAGAGAAGAAGCTACCAATCGTGCTGAATGCGTTCTTGACCGCTTCAAATGCTGTTTTGAAGACACTTCCGAACCAAGTAGCCACGTTAGCAAGTGCGTTCGTGACATCGTTCCATCTTTCACCAAACCAAGTGCCGATTGATGAAAATACATTCGTTAGTGCGTCCCAAGCCTTCTGGAATATGTCACCAAACCACTTAGCGACATCTGCTAAAGCTGTTGTAATGTCGTTCCATCGTTCTGAGAACCATTCTCCGAGAGGTGTGAAGATAGCCACAATCCCATCCCAAATTCCTTGGAAGATTGCCACAACAGCATCCCAAATAAACTTCAAGACTGCTACTGTCAAATCTAACAATCCAGTTAAGATTGTAGACAAGATGCTCATGATAGCATCGCCCGTTTCGGTGAAGCCGTCGAAAATTTTGCTCATATCACCGGTAAGGATACCCGTGATAATATCAAATACCCCCTTAAGGAAGTCGGCTATTCCTCCCAAAATATCTGCAGCAACATTAAATAATACACGAAAAACCTCTACTATGTACTCAATGGCAGGAGCGAGGATTCTAATCAGTAAGTCAACAATAAAGCTGATAACTGGTGCTAAATAAGCATTGATAACTTGTGACATTTCTTGGAAGCTAGCGACCATGTCCAAAATCTTTTGAATCAATGGTGAAATGTGCTTACCGATTGTATCGGAGAAACCTTGACCGATTTTCTTGATGACAGGTTGGATATGATTGTTCCACCCTTTTACAAATACGCTAACAAAACCAGATATAGCCTTCGTTGATGATTCAATCGACGGTCTAATATAATTATCATACACACGACTGATTGAATCAGACATGTCATTGATTGCTTGTTCAGCACTTTCAAAGATTGGAGCGATGTCAGACAAAGTATTTGAGAAAATTTCAGCAATGCCAGGCATGTTATCCGTAACAATTTGCTCGATACCTTTCATAAGGTCGCCACCAAACTTGTAGCTAATCTCTACAATACTTGAACTAATTGCTAAAATAGATGACACAATCGAACTTCCGATACGAATAGCACCAGTCGATGTAATGACATCATAGAAACCGTCTGCGAACGCTTGAGCGATGTTTCCGGCCGAGGCAAACATATTACCCGTATTCTCAAATTCTGCCACCAGAGCGCGGATGATGCGCTCTTTTTGACGCCCTAGACCGTTTGCGATGCTTTCAGCAAGGAAAACACCGATACCAACTCCGACCGTACCGATAGAACCCGTAATCTGCCCTAGTGCATAAGCGATTTTCTCGTTCATGCCATTGAAGGCATTAACTACCCGTGGATCAGTAGCGATTTCTTCAAGTGTCGTCTTGATTTGACCAAGACCAATCTTGATACGTTCTAGACCTTCAGCTCTAAACGCAGCATTAAACCCTTTACCAAATAGGTCAAATAAACCTTTTAGTTTATCTCCAAGACCATCAAAGATACTCTTGAATTGGTTATCCATATCGGTAAGAGCTACTTCTGGCAAGATATCCTTGAAAGGTGCGCCACCGCCCGCTTTTCCTTTCTTGCCTTTGCCTCCGCCGCCACCGCCTTTGCCTTTGCCAGCGCCGTCATCATCACCAGAATCGTCTTTCTTACCTAATAGGTTGATTTCATCAAATCCCATTAGACCAAGTAATTCCTTAACGGCTTTTTTAGCTGACTTGGCTGTGTCGTCGAGGTTATCGGCCATACCACCTGAAGCATCATCTGCGTCACCCATGGCATCTGCGAGGTCGCCTGCACCGCCTGCTGCATCTTGTAGCGAGCCGTTCATATCATTGACCGCTCCGGCTACACCACCGTCTTTTACAGTCGCTTTCTTGTTAAACATCAAAGCGATGAATTCGGCCAATTTAGCAGTAACGTTCTTCAGTACCATCGCAAACGAATTCAAGACTGGCATGACTGCGTTCACGATTGGTAGGAATGCGTTCCCTACGTTAAGTGCAGCATCTTTAAGTAATGATTTAAACAAGCTGATTCGTCCGTTGACTGACTGCGACAAGGTCGTGCCATATTTGGCGGTCGCTTGTTCCAGGATAGCCATAAGGCGAATTTGTTGTTGTGTCTGGTAATCCAACTGGTCCCAGCTTTGACCATTTGCAAAACGCTTGAACGCTTCAGTAGATTGAATCATCGCCACATTTACGTTGATTCCCAAATCTTCAATTGCTTCGGTGTTCCCGAGCAAACCTGAACGAATGCGTTCCATAACGTCCGTAATACTACGGCCTGAACCCTCTGCGACAACTGCAGATGTCTGAAGCATCTTAGCAGTATAGGCGCTGAGCTTGTTTGAGTCTTTGATAAAGCCAGAAAATAAGTTTGAATATACCGCCCCATATTTTGTCGCTTCACCAACGCCCATATTCATAGCACTCGCATTATCATTGACCCATTTTAAGAATGTTTGTGAGCTCTCGCCCATTTGGCGTTTAATTTGGTTGACTGCTGCTGTGACTTCAAGAGCCATTTGAGTCGAATACATACCGACATCGAGCATCTTCTTACCAAGATATGCCAACCCAGCGAATTTAGCCAATTTAGCAAATGTACCCAGCATAGAACCGGACTGTGCCTTAATCTTGTTGGTTGATTCTTGGACCCTACCAGATGCATCTTTGACTCTGTTCTCGACTTCTTTCATCTTGCTCTTGAAAGGTGCGATTTCAGCATCAATCATTACCTTGAGCTCATCAAGAGTAACTCCCATCTATTCTCCTTTCATTTTCATTTTTCGATTATGACTTTCAGCGAATGCGCGCATGCGTTCCTTATGCATCCTCATTTCTTGTTCTTGCCTTGCTTTTTCGACTTGGTCTCTCTCTTCCTGGAACAAGTCCGGAGCGTAGTCCCAAACGTCAAGAGGTTTAGCTTCTTTCGAAAGTAACAAAGATACGTTATTCGCTATCATTTGCGAAAGCCTGTAAGATTCAACTATTTTTTCTTCATCTTTTCTCAAACATATTAGCGTGAAATAAGTAAGCACATCTATTGTAGATATTACATTTACCTCTATAGGCAGTTCATCATCTTTAGACAAATCCTCATCTAAATTGGCCATAACAATATCTTTTATCTGTATTCTAGTCAAAGATTCAGGTAAAGTACCAACTATAAATTTTGTGCTTTTTGTTCCTTCAAAACTCATAGGAAGTTCTAAATCCATCCAAGGTTTCAAAGATTCTAATTTTGCATTTATATGTGATATTTCGCTTTTTTGATCCTTTATATTTTCATTATCGGATACTATTTGTCTTACAAGAGCAATATCTTTATCATAATTATTCTTTAAGTAATCTTTTTGCTCCTTATCAGATAGACACTTTCTTCCTTTTAAAAAGAAAGGTTCAGCTACTTTACCACCAGACATATTTTTTATGATATCTATAGAATCTTCAGCATCTTCGACATTACGTCTTACTTGCTCTCTTAGCAGAATATCTTCTTCATCTTCTTCAAAAGCATTTCCGAGCATAATCTCTGTTTCGCCAAAATCTCTAACTTCTACCATTTCTAACCTTTGTAGAGTTTCTAAGATATCTCTTCTATCTCTTTTTAATGCACAAAGATATACACGCTGCATCTGCAGCTTTGCCATAAAATAACACCTCCATACCACAATATTTTAAAATATTACAATTGGTATAAAATACCAATTCAAAAGCAACAAAAAAGTATCTATGCTATTAATGACATAATAAGAGAAATAGCGCCTTGTTGTTTTTCTTTTACAAGAGTTTGCAACTTTGCTACTTCAGCTTTAGCTAGTTCCTTTTCATATTTTAAAACTTCTTCATTTTTAATAGTAGTTTCTTCAAGAACTTTTTTTCTTTTTTCCTGTTTCAGATTTTGAAAATCTAGCTCCATTTTTCTTACTTTTTCTTCGGCATTTTG